CTAAAACGTCCGTAACGTCCGCGCTCATCCACAATGCGCTTACATTTGTTTTTTTTATGGCGGTACAGTTATGAAATACTTGTGAGTTGATTTCGGCGTATTCTGGATTTCTCATTGTTTTTTCCTTATTGACCACCAGTCCCACTTGGGTGCCCTGGGTGGATATCTCAACAACGAGGTCTCCGCAACTTGTACCTTTTGTGAGGAGGTCATCACCATTGATTAGACAGCGATGACCACTCCATTCTTTAAAGCCTATTTTTTTATTTGTCAGGAGATTTGTGAGCGCCATATCGACGACGGTTTTATTGGCAAGACACAACAGCGGGAAGCTGATCAAACTTCCCATCGGTTGGCCCGTTTGTGCGGTTACGTCCCCTGGGAGCCCAAGCTCGCCAAGAACACGTAGACACCGCACCTCGTCGTCACTCAAACCTTCTCCTTTGTTTTCCAACACCTCAATCATCGCGCGGACATACGCAAGCTTAATCTTGTCTGTAGCGGATGCGTAATCAAAGCTGAGCCATTCAGAACTGGCACAGCCGCGACTGAGGTGCTGGAGGTGTTCACTGGTAGGCGAACCAGTTAGTAACCATCCCTTCCTTCTGATCTCGGCGTAAAGAGCGTGGTGCAGTGGACTTAACACCTCGGTATTATAACTTGAGTACAACGTTACAATACGGGGCTTACCTGAGGAATAGACCTTCCTCACGTCACAATGTGCACTAAACTCGCTGTGGTTCCAGTTACCACCTTTACGCCGGGGATGCTCATCGGTAGCGTGTCCGTTCGGGACATACGGATACTTACCGGACTGAGCGTTCCAACCCTGAGGGACGTTATTGGCAAACGCCTTTTTGAACTTTTCGAGATGTTGCTGGTCAACATCAACGGGCTGGCACCGTTCTTCTTCCCACTCCGTGGTGTCCCTTTGCTGGCTTTCGCAATATGGGCATGGGTTGTCCGCTTTCATGGACGTTTTAATGGAGAGTTCCTGAACGAAGGTCAGTTCAGGGGGGTACATGGACCTGACGCCTTGTCTAAGGCCGCCGCAGGTCAAGTTTGCCGGTGCCGGACGGACGGCTTTCAATCCCTGATCGTCACGTAACAGACGACCGATTGAGCGGGCTTTCCGGTACAATAGCTTACGGTGACCGCAGTCCGTAAGCGCCTCTGGAGCTCCCTCCGGAGGGACAATTGGCGAATCCTCAACGTCCTCGAGCCGTCGCGAAACCTCCATCAGAACCCCCTCAGCATCATAGGAAATCCGCTTGTCGTACAAACGATCGCGGAATCTGTGCATACCGGGGCTCGGAAAGTTCTTGTAGGTTCCGTACTCTACTCTTGTGGAGGACACAACTCTCACCTCACCTGTCCAATCAAGGACCACCGCCGGACCTGTGTGGAGCGGGAGTGCATAGCACTGCCACAAAAGCTCCGGGTCCGGTTTTCCCTTTGTATTTTCCTTAAACGCGCCGTGTACAACACGCGTGGGTGATGGGTCTACCCATAAATT